CCTTGGTCATTCGAGCTTCCTCTAGTTGTTCTCCGTCGTGATCTACTTCATCACCAGCGGCAAGTTTTAATTTCTCGCCAGGAGCAGCTTGACCGGAACTTCCCTGAGAAACTTTAGGTTCTGCTTTAGCGCCTTTAGACTGTACATCTTTAACCTGTTTGGCTTTATCAGCAGCTTTACCCATACCTGAATCAGAATCTTCAGGACTCGTTACTGCAGGTCCCAAATCATCAGACTCATCTTTAAGCTCAGACTTATCACCGCCACCGGACTTCAAAGGCTTTGCCTTACCAGAAGGTGCCTTCAACTTGGCAACGCCACCAACTTCCTCTACTTCGGTCAATTCTGTTTCCACAGCAGACATTTCTTCTTCGGTGAGTTCGGCGTCTAGAAGCTCTTCCAGTTTTTTATTTAATTCTTCTGACATTTCAGATAAACTCCTATATTCGTTTTATATTATTTATACAATTTACAATTTAGAAAGAAAATTTGCGAAAATTTTTGCCTGTTTTGCACCAAGGTCTTTAGACTTCTTATCTAATGCAGTTTTATACTTCGCAATATCTACTTCCTTAACGATACCATTATCCCAAACCCACTCTCTTCCTTCCATAATACCTTCTACAAAGGCTCCTGGAGCAGACGGATCTGCAACAATATCCGCAGCTGTCGCAAGATAAAAATCTTTTCTTACAACTTGTGCGCCATTTTTAGGTTCTAATGAACCCATACCTCTTGAGGAGACACCCAATTGAGCTCCCTCATCAATAAGATTCTTTACAATTTTTCCATAAGGAGTATCCATAATCTTTGCTTCACCAATAAAATTCGTATCTGACGGATAAAGGTCTGTAATCATATGTGATACTCTTTCAAGATTTACTGTAGGACCATCTGGATGTCCCAACTCCCCAAACGCTCTCTTTTTTTGAATAAAATTTTTATTATACCTAGCTACTTCTTTTGCAAGAATTTCCATAGGATATATCCGACCATTACGATTCTTTACATCAGCTTGAAGAAAAGTTCCACGAATTTTATAAACCTTTTCGCCACCCTTTGAAGCTTCTGTAATATATTCAATATTCTCCATCGTTTCGGACATGAGTTTCATTTTTATTCTTCCTCTTCGACCTCAGTAGGATCTCCTGTTATTCCCGTATCAATTCCTGCTGTAGGTTCTGGTGGGGTAAACAGATTTCCCGCTAATTCTACTGTTTTTGAATTTAATGCAGTTTTTAATTTAGTCTGCATTATTTGATCAAAACTCTGCTGCGCAGCAACATTATTTCCACCAGCAATTGCATCCACAACTGCTTTAATATCACTGTTCTGTGTAGGTTCTGAACTTGTTGTATTTTCTGCCATTATTTATTCCTCTTATATTTATAAAAATGAGTCCTCTTCACCATTTTCTCCACTTTCTTTCTCAGCTTCTATCTGTTTATCTAATTCTTCTATTTCCTTTTCAGATTGGCGTAAAACATTTCTTCGGATCCATTCTGTAGAATAATACTTTCCAATATAATCTGTAAGTCTGTCTAAATGATCAATTCGTTCTCCAAGAATTTCTAAATCTTTAAGTTCCGAAAAATGATTATCTTCTATAAAATCGTAAGTAATTCCTTCTTTTATTAGATCCCAATCTTCTGGAGTAATAATACCTTTAAGTATTAATTGAGTCTTGAGTATGTCGTGAAAAAGAAAAGAAAATTTCTTACGGAGTTTTCCTACGAACTTTGTAAACTTAACTTCATCTCTAGTTATCTCTGTAGATCGACCCATATTAAAACCAGAATCAGATTCCATTCTAGAAATAGGCACATTTAATGAACGATAAAGCTTATCTTGAAAATACTTTAAATCTTCTAATTCTCCAAGATTCTGACCACCTGGTAATGTTGTAATTTCTGTTCCTCTACCACCTTCTCTACGAGGCAACCAAAAATCTTCAAGCATAGACATTTTACTTCGATCATCTCTTATCTCTCCACTATTAGCATCGTAAACCATCTTATTACGATACCTATTCATAATGTCTTTTAAATACGCCTCTGCTTTGGCTTTGGGTAAATTTCCTACATCAATATAAAAAATTCTACGCTCAGGTGCCCGTGAAATACGATAAATAACTATCGCATCCTCAATCATTCTTAATTGATTTACAGGCTTGATTGCCTTATGTATGTGTGAATAAACTTGATTAGTAGTAGGTTCATAAAGACCAGAAGTAACAAATGTAACAGAATCTACAGATATTACCAAACCCTGATTACTTTTTTGACTTATAGAAAATACAGGGTAAATTCCATCTTCATTATATAAAAAATATTCTTTTACTTTTGTAACTATTGAATTCAATTGAGGAGTCGATCCTTTTTCGACTTCTCTTATTTTTCTAATATTTCTAGGATCAATATAACGTAATTCTACAATGCCCGCTTTAGGAGCATCATCTTCTACCATTTTATGAAAATATATTCTTCCGTCTATATACCATCGCTTAAAAATATCATGTGATTTATCTTGCCAATGTAACATACGCAAGATGTGTTTAAATTCACCTTGAATTTTTTTCTTTATAGGATCAGATAACTCTACATAATCTAAAGAAATTGATACTGAAGGTTGTCCTTCATTAGAAATTATTGCTTCATTAACAATATCTTCAATTGCACCATCTGCTTCAGGATGTTCAGCTGATTGTCTATATTTCCTAACTAGATCAAAATCATTTTTAGGAGCAGATTCTGCTCCATAATATTGTCCGCCAAACCCAGAATATGAAGATACATCATAAGCACCATCATCGGTCGACGGAGCAACAAAACTTGTAGCTTTGTCACCCCCCGACCTCTTAATTGTAAACCCGAATAGTTCTGCCATAGTATAACTATTTATAACATCCTATAGGACGGTATAAATTCAAAAAATTGTTTTAACTTATTTCCCCTATGGACTCCACTGGACAGAAGCACTAACTTTAATTCCCATCTGATCAGCTCCACCGCCTCTAGTTATTGTCATATAGTTAAACCGAAAAGTTACTGGAAATTCTACCAGTGCATCATTCGTTTCATAGTTTAACTCATATCCTGCTACAGTTGTAGGCCAAATTTGATGTAAATAATATGTTCTAATTATTTCATCTCCTCGATCTAACTGTTGTACTGTAGCTGAACCATAATATGCAGAAGGTGAATCTCCAACTCCTGATCTAGAAGTTGATATTCCAATATCTCCTAATTGATCTTGCCAATCTTGGAAAGTATGTAAAATATTCTGCTCTTTATCACTCAACACTGTAAGTTCCCAAGCATCATACGTTCTATCGCCCGTAATAAAAATCTGACGGCCTCGATAAGGAACAGTAATTTCGCCCATTGTTAGGGATGGTAGTGTTGTAGCTTTGGCTAGAAATGTAAAACTTCCGTCAAGGTGTATTCCCGCCGGAGGAGCCATGAATACCTTAAATTGGTTAGCTCTAACGCCTCCGTGTTTTAGGGCTCCTATAAACTCATTTAATTGTGCCATTTGTTTATTTTTCCTATATTATTTTCTTGTTAAGCAACTACTTCACTAAAGCTTACACCTGTTCGAGTAGCTACAAATGTCAATGTAATGAAATTAATTGAACGTGCAGGTTTTACATAAACATCAGCACGGAACTCATTAGCGTCAATAACTTGACCTGGATTGTTAGATGCATCACAAACTACCTGAAAATCTGGACCTTGAATATCTGTCGAAAAGGGTGCTACTATTCCTACAAATGTCGCTCTTGTGAATTCATCATTGAATTCAAAAACAGCTGTTCGTGCTGCAGCTTCAATTGCATCTTCAATATGATTAAACAATCGACGAACATTGATTCTATTAAATGCACTATTTTGTGACAGTGCTGTTTTATCACCCCAAAGTACTGTGCCTTCTCCTGGGAATGTAACTACAGGATTAACACGTTGGCGATAGAGTTCATCTCTCTGTGCCTGTGAAGGATTAAATGCCAACGAAACAGAACCTCTAATCTGACCTCTGGTCAAGCCACCTGGGCTCCACCAAGGATCTTGATCTGCATCTGTCGCAGCACAACAACCGGCAACGTCTCCGTTCAACGGAATCCAACGATACTGGTCATTATATCTATCATAAACTTTCTTATAACCACTATCAAATACTGCATAAGACGAACTTGCTAGTCCATTAAAGAATTGCGTTACGTTATTTAACTGTGTAGACGAATTTGCTACTCCAACAACATCATCTCTTTCTGGTGAAATAAATGTCAAAGCATCTTTTTTCAACTCTACAAGATCAATCAATGATGTAGCATGTGTAGCATCACACTTGCCTCCTATAATAAACGAAATAGCAACTGATTTGTCAACAAATTTATCATAGGCCGCAGAACTCTCTCCTGATGTCGGAGTATAATCATCTGTACCATATGAAAATGATTCTTTATTAGCTACATCAACGGCTGTAAAGGTTACACCTGCAGCATTGGATCCCCAATTTCCGGCGGCCCCAGCAGCTATATGATCCATCCAAAAGATATAATTTGAACCACGATAAATTACATCTACATAATAATTTACATCTCCAGAATCTGTTTTAGCATCAGCTGCCTTTGAAACAGAATCCCACTTCTCTAAAATTGTATTAGCCAAACCTGTAATACCGCCATCTTCATCAAGAACAATAACGTGCATTTCATCATTTACTCCACTAACATTGGCTACTGATGTTGATGTTCCTGGCGCACCAGAGAACTCCTCATACCAACGCCATTTGCGTGTAATGTAAGAGTCATCAGCAACAGCTGCT